CTTTTGCCTTGATTTCTTTGATAGGATTCTTAATATATTGCTTCTTTGTCACTTTAATGGGAGCAGACGTTGACGCTGCTACTACAAATCTCGTTATCGGTTATCTGGGGGGCCTCGTTAGTTCCGCAGCTTCCAGTTTCTACGGGTCTAGCAGCAATGTCAGAAAATAAAATGGATAAATTAATAGAGACACTCAAACGCCATGAGGGCGTTAAATCTCATGCCTACAAAGATCCGTTTGGGACGTGGCACATTGGTGCGGGGCGTAACATCCACGCCGAGGGCGCTAACAAGGGAATGGGACTCAGCGATGACGAAATTGATTATATGCTGTCTAACGACATCGTGCGCACGATCAAAGAGTTGACGGAGGAATACCCGTGGTTCAGGAATCTTGACGAAGGTGCGCGTCGTGATGGGATTATTAATATGCACTTTAACTTGGGGCGCTATCGCTTTGCCAAGTTTGTTAAAGCCATCGGGCACATGGAAACAGAAGATTATGATAAGGCCGCGGCTGAGTTTTTGGACTCACGCTGGGCTAAACAAGTAAAAGGCCGGAGTCTTGAAGTTACTGACATGATTAAGACCAATACCTATGTCTGATCCTTATGTCTTTCAGGCTACTGTCCTCAAAATAATCGACGGGGATACGATAGATGTGGATGTTGATCTTGGCTGGGATATTTCTGTTGTTAATCAGCGTATTAGGCTTTTCGGAATTGATTGCCCAGAGTCTCGCACTCGAGATTTGGAAGAAAAAAAATACGGACTACTTGCCAAAGAATTTGTCCAAGAATTTTTACCCATAGGTTCTGAGGTTTTGTTAAGGACGTTAGAGAAAGGAAAATACGGCAGATACCTTGGTGATTTTAAACGATACGATAAATGGTTATGTGCGGAGTTATTACGCCATCATCACGCTGTAGAATACTTTGGTCAAAGTAAACACGCGATTAAACAAGCACATCTGGAGAATCGAAAGAAAATAGTATAAGATTAATCTTGATTTTATCCAACCGATTAAGGAAAAGATATGGATGTGATCAGGTTAGTTCAATTTGTACAAAAAACGATTAAAGGAAGAAGACAAAGCGTAAGAGAAATACTAGAAAACAACGGCGTTCAAAGCATGGAGCAATATCAAAAACTTATGGGAGAGTTGGACGCATTATTTTATGTAGAAGAGGAACTCACGAGCCTCTTAAAAAAACAGGAGCAATTAGATGAGTGAATCAACAATTATAACCCCAGCGGGCGTTAGCGCCTCTACCAACCCAGAAACCATTAACGACGCTTATGTAGAGCCTGATGAGCGTGTTTTGGACCCCTCCACATTAAGCAGTTCTCTGTTAGATCGTATGCCACAACCTACAGGGTGGAGAATGTTAATTCTTCCCTATAGAGGTAAAGGCGTTACCTCTGGAGGAATTGCCATTACTAAATCTACTTTGGATGAAGACCAGATTCAAACCGTAGTAGGTTATGTATTAAGGCAAGGTCCTTTGGCTTATAAAGATAAAGAAAAGTTTCCAGACGGTCCTTGGTGTAAGGAAAAAGAATGGGTTGTTTTTCCTCGTTATGGCGGATCAAGGTTCAGAATTGAAGGCGGAGAAGTTCGTATCCTTAACGATGACGAAGTTATCGCTACTATTGCAGACCCTGACGATATTTTAAGTTACTAAGGACAAGTCAATGGCAAACGAAAAGAGCAACACACACGAACAAGAAGACGGGCAGGTTGACCTTAGTTTTGATGAATACGAAGAAACTACGGTAGATCTTCCTTCTGAAAAGAAAGAGGAAGTAAAAGAGCCTGAAGAAACGGTGGAAGAGGAAGTCGAAGCCAAAGAACCCGAAGAGGCCGCGGAAAGTGATGAACACGCGGAAGTTTCTAAGAATGTTCAAAAACGCATTGATCGTTTAACTAAAAAAATGCGAGAAGCTGAACGTCGAGAGCAAGATGCCATCAAGTATGCTCAAGGGGTCAAAAACGAAGCAGATCAGTTAAAGAATAAACTTCAAACGGTAGACGATGGCTACATGAATGAATATGGAAATCGTTTGGAAATAGAACAAAAACAAGTAGAGTCTGAATTGAAACAAGCAATGGCTGCGAATGATGCGGACGCGGTTATTGAAAAACAAAGAAAGTTGGCTCAATTAGCCGTTTCTGCGGAAACGTATAACAAAGCACAACGCGCTCAACAAGCTCGACAACAACGGCCGCAGCCGCAAGTTCCAGCTCAACCGCAAGTTCCAGCTCAACCGCAAGTTCAAGCTCAACCAGCCGAGCAACCCCCTGATCCTAAAGCAGAAGAGTGGGCATCTAAAAACGATTGGTTTGGAAAAGACGAAGCCATGACCTTTGCGGCTTTTGGTATTCATAAAGGAATGGTTGAGAACGAAGGGTTTGACCCGAAGAGCGATGACTATTATGATGAGCTAGATTCTCGTATTAGGGGCAAGTTCCCTCAAGAATTTAATAACGGTTCCGGCAAAAAACCCGTCCAAAATGTTGCCGGTAATTCGCGCAGTAGAAGTAGAGGACGCAAAAAGCAAGTCAAACTCACCTCAAGTCAAGTAGCAATAGCGAACAAACTTGGAGTGCCACTAGAAGAATACGCGAAGTATGTGAAAACTTAGGAGAAAATGATGTCATCAACTAAAAAAGGTTTTGAGGGCACCAGAACTCCTCGCGCTACAGACACTAGAGAAAAGACCGCACGGCGTAAGCCTTGGGCACCCACCTCTAGTTTAGATGCACCACCTGCACCCGAAGGGTACAAACATCGGTGGATACGCTCAGAAGCTCGTGGTTTTGTGGACACTAAAAATGTTTCAGCAAGATTACGAGAAGGATATGAACTGGTACGTGCAGAAGATTATCCTGATTTTGAAGCTCCCGTTGTTGATTCAGGTAAATACGAAGGTGTGATTGGGGTTGGTGGGCTACTTTTAGCTCGTATTCCTGTGGAAACTGTGGCGGAACGTAATGCGTACTATCAAGGACGCGCTAAAGACCTCCAAGATGCAGTAGACCAAGAATTACAGCGAGAGAATGCTCACAATACAATGACGATCAGCAAACCTGACCGTCAATCTCGTGTAAACTTTGGTGGTCCTCATAAAGAGTGACCCAAACCTTTTAGGAGATTAGTCTTATGGCAAATCAAGAAACTGCCTATGGTCTACGTCCTATTGGTATGGTGGGAAGCGGTTCAAATTCAACAGGTATTACCGAGTATGAATTAGCCAACAACGACACTAGCGTCATTTTTAATGGTGAAATTGTTGTTCCACTTGCTACAGGATTTATCGGCCAAGCTGGAGATACTGCGGGCGGTACAACTCAGGCACTAGGTGTGCTTACTGGAGTTATGTACCATGATGCAACTCAAAAGAAGCCTGTGTGGCTTAATTACTGGCCCGGTTCGGGTGGCGTAAGTGTGGACACAAATCATCCTGTCCGTGCTTATGTTGCTGACAACCCTAACCAGTTGTTTCAAGTCGCTTCCGATGCAACTACAACCGATAGAGCAACTGCTCAAGGTTTTGTTTTTGCTAATACGGATTTGGGAACTTCAGCGCGTACAGGCTCTACAGATACAGGGTCTTCTACTTCTCAAATGAGTGTAGCGAACGTCGCAGCAACGGCAACGCTTCCACTGCGTATTGTTGGGATTGTAGATGACGATGCAAACAGGGACTTTACTGCGGCGGGTATACCGTTTGTCGTAAGGTTAAATGCTCACTATAACGCCGGAACGCGTAGTTTTGATTCTCAAACTACTGCGGATTCTACCGGACTTAACTAAGGAGGCTGATTATGACTATTTCTCGCGCTCAATTAGCGAAGGAACTAGAACCCGGCCTGAATGCCTTATTTGGGTTGGAGTATGACAGGTACGAAAACGAAGCATCTGAGATTTTTGAATCAGAAGGCTCTGACAGAGCATTTGAAGAAGAAGTCATGCTTTCCGGTTTCGGAACTGCTCCCGTTAAAACAGAAGGTAGTGCAATAAACTTTGATGACGCGCAGGAGACTTATACTGCACGTTACACAATGGAAACTATTGCTCTAGCTTTCTCTATCACTGAAGAAGCTGTAGAAGACAATCTTTATGATCGTCTAGCGGCCCGATACACTCGTGCATTGGCTCGTTCTATGGCTCAAACCAAGCAAATTAAAGGAGCTACGGTTTTAAACAATGCGTTTTTAACTACTTCTCCGATTGGCGACGGCGCTGCACTTTGTTCAGCCGCTCACCCAAGTTTGTCTGGTAATCAGAGAAATCTGTTAGAAACTCCTGCGGATTTGAATGAAACGTCTCTTGAAGACATTTTGATTCAGATTGCTGGGTTTACTGATGAAAGAGGTTTGAAAATTGCCGTTCGCGGCACTAAGTTGTTGATTCCTAAAGAACTTCAGTTTATTGCTGAAAGAATCATCAATTCAAACCTTCGTCCCGGTTCAGCGGATAATGACATAAACGCAATGAAATCAATGGGAATGCTCCCTGAAGGCGCGGTGGTAAATCACTTCTTCACTGATGCCGATGCGTATTTTGTTAAAACCGACTGTCCAAATGGTTTCAAGCTCTTTAACCGTACTCCGCTGAAAACAGCGATGGAAGGGGACTTTGACACTGGTAACATGAGATTCAAGGCTCGTGAGAGATACGCTTTTGGCGTCTCTGATTGGCGTTGTGTCTATGGCACACCGGGCGCTTAGTAACTTTTAAGTTACACAAAAAGGGCGGCATTATTGTCGCCCTTTTTTTATTGGTTTATACTGCTATTGTTCACTGACTATCGCATCCCGTGATAGACACTAGCCACGACAGGAGAACACTACATGGCTACACATTTTAAAGGCCCGATTCTTTATTCGGCAGCCCAGAAAGGGCTTGAAAATTTAAACATAGGCGTATGGCCTGACCAATGTACTAAGTGGGACGATTTCGTAATGGAATTAGACACTGGCTGGACAGTCGTTAAAGACGCTGGCGCAGATGTTTCCATTGCCGCAGACGTAGCTAATGGCGTGTTGGTCATTACTTCTGCCGCTACCACTGATGACGATGGCGGATCAATCCAAGCCAATGAAATCTTCAGACTTCCTAATGTTCAAGGTGAAATGGTTTACTTTGAAACAAGGATTTATGTAGACACCACATCAGGTTCCGGTGTTGGTCAAATGGACGCTTTTTGGGGACTGTGTGAAAACTTTACCACTAATCCTGAAGCAGGGTTTCTAGTAGCTAATCGTATAGGTTTTCAAATGGATGACGGTAGTTCAAGTCTTCGTTTAATTACTGAAAAAGGTGGCACTGAGAAAGAAACTGTCTTAGCTACTACACATGATTTAGTAGACGGAGCCTACGCAACACTGGGGTTTACCGCCACCAAAGGAAAACTTACGGGCGGAACTGAGGTAGTTCAATTCTATATAAACAAGCAATTAGTTGGCACCCATACCGAGAACGTGCCTACGGAAAACATGACTCCAGCTATTATTTCGGTCAGCGGTGACGCTACTGGAACAAAGAGCATGGGCATTGATTACGTGTTAGCAGCGCAAGATAGAGGTGTTGCTTACAACTTGAGTATCTAATATGGCTACGATAACTCGTAAACGTGCGCGATCAACCGGCGGGAAGTTTAGAGGGGATGACCCCTCTACTCCCGACATTAACGAAGCTTGGGAGGAAACTACCGTGGCTACTAAAAAAGCTCCAGCTAAAAAGGCCGCAGCTAAAAAAACTGCTGCCCCAAAAGCAAAGGCTGGATTACCTCATCCGGCAAGTGCTGAATACAAAGCCATGATTTTGCGTGGCGAAATTAAGGAGTAACCTATGGCAGGATCAGATGTTTTTTCGACCTATGTCTTGTCGTCCACTATTGCTGCTGCTGATCCAAATGGCGTTTGTCTTACGCAATCTACGGGTGGCGCAGCAAATTTAAGCATAGACGGCGCTCTTACGTCCGGTAGTGTTGCTACCTTAGTTCCGGCAAGGAATGCCACAATAACTTCTGGCGGTTCTTCGGAAACGGGTAAAACTTTTACGTTTACTGGCACAGATGTTAGCGGCAACGCTGTAACTGAGGCTATTAGTGGTCCCGGTACTTCAGCGACCGTTAGCACCACCAAAGTATTTAAGACTATTACTCAGATTGCAGTAGACGCTGCTTTAACGGGAGATGTAACAGTAGGAAGCGGTACGACAGTTTCCGAAACTATTTTTGCCGGTAGAACACGTATTCGGGGCATTTATTTTGTAAATACAAATAGCTCTGGGCCACTGGCTTTCCATAATGGAAACAACGGAAACAATGTAATGACATTGCAAACCACGGGCACTCAAAATACGTCAGATTATCCCGATATTCCCGACGAAGGGTTGTTGTGTCCTGATGGGGCTTTTGTCAACTTTGCCGCTGCCGACGTTTTTGCTGTAACGGTATTTTTTAATTAATGGCTACTACGAAGAACGTAGAACGATTGCCCAGTGGTAGATTGAAATACCGTGGTGAAACTTTTGCCGGATATAACAAGCCTAAAAGAAGCGTTAAAGGGGCTAAAAAATCGGCGGTGTTAGCTAAAAAAGGAACAGAAGTAAAGCTAGTGCGTTTTGGTGATGCCAATATGACCATTAAAAAAAGTCAACCCGGACGGCGCAAGAATTTTAGAGCCAGACATAATTGCGACACGGCAAAAGATAAATTTACGGCACGTTATTGGTCTTGCAAAGCATGGTAAACAACACGGAAGAAGCAATAGTAAAAGAGATTAGGGCTTGGTCTAAAGAGTCTTTAGAAAAGATAAACCCTAATTTTGGAGATTTACCGCCCTGCCCGTATGCAGAAAACGCATGGGAAACGGATCGGGTAGGTATTTCTTTTAAACAAACTTCTTCTTGGCAAGATTTAACGACTATTGTGTCAACGTGGGACGATAAATACGATCTGACCGTATTGGTAGATTTAAATTATATTAAAGATCGTGAAACATTTTATCAGCACATAGATGGTTTAAACGAAGCAATCGCGCAAGGAATCTTGATAGATAAGGATATTTGGTTAATGTCTTATCATCCTGATGACGAGCCTAATGAGTTAGTTCATACAGATGAAACTTTTGAGGCAGCGATTGATACGGATTATGCAATGGTCTTTATACAACGATTGAGTAAATTGCATGAAGCAGCAGAAAAGTTAAAGAAAACAGGCTATTACAAGGAGTATGAACAACAATTTGGCCTAATGGATATGCTCAGAGTACGTGAAACTTATTACCGGAGGCTTAAAAATGGCACGTAAAAAACAAGGTTATAACGCACGATTAGACGAATCCCTTGGCTCAAGAAACAAAGGGAAAAAATCTCAAAGCTTAAAATCTAGGCGAGATGAAAGCAAAGGGACTGAAAAATCTATGGGAAAACGGGCTTATTCTGCTGTTTCTACGATGGATAAAGGTAGCAAGAAAAAAGCGGCGTCTAAGAGAGTCGTAAATCTTGGTGCTGGCGGTCCTGTTAAAGCTAAGAAGATGGGCGGAGGTTCTCGAAACTCGTCGGACACTCCTCAGCACAAGCGCATGGCAATGGGCGAAAAAGTTCCACAGGGTAAATCTCCTGTCAGAATGCGAGGCGGCGGTGCGGTTAAGAAAATGAAAAGAGTTAGAGGTCCCCGTGGCTAATGGCAACTTCTGAGTCCAGTAATTTTGAACTTGACGTAGCCGATTACGTCGAGGAAGCTTTTGAGCGATGCGGTAGAACTGTCCGTACTGGTTACGACATGAAAACCGCTAAACGCTCATTAAACCTTTTATTAGCGGAATGGGCTAATAGAGGCTTAAATCAATGGACAATAAATGAAACTGTTTTAGATTTAGCAGCCAACATTCGGGTGTATCCGGGTGGGACGTTGAACATGGCGGTGGCGGCTACAGCCAATTTTTCTATTGGAGAAACTTTGACGGGGGGTACTAGCGGAGCAACGTGTCAAGTCACTAGCATCCCCGGAGCTACCAGCTTTGCAATTACCTTACCGACGGGTACGTTTTCTAATGGTGAAAACATAACGGGAGGCACTACAGGCACAGTAACTACTTTGTCTTCGGCCATTGATTTTACGGACGTAAGAAGCACTATTGATTTTTTAAGCGCAGTGCTTCGCAGAGATAACACGGACTATTCTATACCACGAGTAAGTCGGGATGATTATTTAACTATTCCCAATAAAACTACTACAGGTCGAGTGGATCAGTTTTTTCTTAATCGTTTAATTACTCCGCAGTTAGAAGTGTGGCCTACGCCTAGCAACAACACTGACAAACTTGTATATAACCGTTTAACACGCATCCAAGACGCGGATACTTTTACCAACACAATGGAAGTACCTTTTCGGTTTTACCCTTGTCTTGCCGCAGGGTTGGCTTACTATTTATCGTTAAAAATAGCGCCAGATCGCACTACGATGTTAAAAACTTTGTATGAAGAAGAATTTATTGTAGCGGCAACAGAAGACAGAGATAGAGCGTCTTTCACTATTCAGCCTTCTATTGCTTACGCGAGGCCCCTTTAATGGCTAAGTTTGCGGCTGGAAAATATGCGCTAGGCGTATCTGACCGCTCTGGTTTTGTGTACAAGCTAAATGACATGAGATTGGAATGGACCGGATCTTTAGTCGGTCCTGAAGAATGGGAAAAGAAACAACCTCAACTTGATCCTCGCAAACATATCAGTGATCCGCAAGCGTTGAAGAATCCACGGCCAACCACCCCAATGGTTTTGTCGATTTATGTAGGGGTTCCTTTGGTTGAAAACCCTAATCTAAGAAACCTAACCGCTTTTGGGTTTGTGGGCGATGTGACGGTCACTACCGTCGAAAGTGGCGTTACGGTTAATTTGACAGGAGTTTCTGCCGCAAGTGCGGTAGGTTCGGTCAGTGCTGCGCCCATTACTGTTTTTGCGGTTACCGTAGCTAATCCGGGGTCTGGCAATAAATATTACATAGATAGTGTACAACAAGCGACATTGACCTTGAACGAAGGATCTATATATAGGTTTGATCAATCTGATTCTTCTAATGGTTCTCCGACTCATCCGCTGCGGTTTTCAACAATAAGCGACGGTACTTGGGGAGGAGGTTCTGAGTACACAACAGGTGTCACAACTAACGGGACGCCGGGGACTGCTGGTGCTTATACCCAAATAGAGGTAGCGATCGGTGCGCCTACTTTA